GATATCTGTAATAGCGGTAATACTTTCAACCTCGTCCATTTCAAAGAAAAATCGCTCACCACCATTCACAGAAAGCAAACTTAAAACCCCACCATTGATGCCGACAAATTCTTTAATTGTGCATCTTCCATCCTTCAAGCATACCTGAACAAACTCATTCGGCACGAGTTCCGCATCTGGATCACAAACCACATACCATCCATTACGGATAGCTGGAAACATTGAGTCGCCAGTGCCTTTAATACCATAGGCTCTTGGTCCTGCTGAGTGAGTTGGAACATACCCATCTCCAGCATTGCCTTCATAACCCATATCTGTGAAATAGCCATCCATGCCCATCTTGGAGTAAGCCTTAACAGGAACCCAACGCTTAGATGATGGGATAAACGGTTTTTCGATAATTGTTGAAAATAAAAGAGCTTCATCACTATCACTAATGTTGTATTTCTTTTTGAACTCTTCGATATCCAGTTGTTTAAATTTATCTCTCGTGCTTGATTGAATCTCTCCCGTGCCAGATGCAAGCCATGAAGGATTAACATTCAAAAATTTTGAGGCACGTAATAAATTTTCACCTTCCATTGTTTTGGATTTTCCAGACAGCCAATCACTCACAGAAGGAGGTTTAACTCCTACTGCACGAGCAAGCTCAACACCTTTAATCTTTTTAGGTGGCAAAACTTCCATGGCATACCTAAGTCGTTCAGCAAGAGTATTCATACAACTATCCTCACAATGTTAGGAAATCCTAACATAAATAAAATTAGGTATTCCTATTGATTTAATATAAGGAATGCCTAATAATTAAAGAAAAATTAGGAGCACGTTATGAATGACGCACAACTTATAGACAAGCTAGGTGGTGTCACAGCGGTAGCAAGACTTCTGGGGATTGCTCCGTCATCAGTTAGTGGATGGAAAGCTATCCCCCTTGATAGAAAAATCAGGCTAGCAGTTATTGCTGAAGATCTTGGTTTAACAACACGAAAAGAGCTTTTCCCTGATAACTATCAAGATATTTGGATTGAACTTCGTCCCCAGACGACAAAAAGCAAAAACCTTGGATCATTAACCGCTTAGGACCTAACCATGAGCAAATTATCAGTTGATATATCTGCAAGCGCCAGAAATGGCGTATCCCGCATATTGCATGGTCTTGATATAAGCAATCAAAAAGAGATTGCTGAACAATTAAAAGTTGATCCAAGCACTATAACTCGACTTAAAACAGATAAGAAAAACAATGGCTTGAATGAAATTGAAATGTTTTGCGAGCTATTGAGTTTGCTTGGATTAAAAGTCGTTCCTAAAGATTATCAAAGCATTGATAAGGAACGTGTTGCTGCACTTTTAGTTATGTCTAAAAGCTGGATGAACCGTATAGAAACGGTGGATGACTTATTTCATGACGAAATCAGTGGTCAAAAAGAAAAGCTTGGATATTAAAAAACCACTACCTGCGGGAACAGGTTAGCGGTCAGTTATTCATTACAGGAGCAATGAATGAAAACAAATTTAGCACAAGAGCCACCAATTCCACAAGGTGAGTTGGTTCACTTTCCGAAGAAAGAGCGTAATGCTATGTCGGATCAACTTTCAAAAGGCTTCATCATGAAAAGCCGTCTTTACCATTATGAGGTAGAGCCGTTCATTTCTGATGCAGCTAAGAACGTATATTCAGCGATTATGGGGTTTACTAACGGATTTAATAAACCTTCTGACCATATCTCACATCGTCAATTACAGGGTGGAAAGCTTAAAGGATCTAACAAGCTTAGCTCTGGCACAGTAACCAATGGTCTAAAAGAATTAACTTGGTTTGAGGTTATTACAGTTGTTGAGCGTAATAACAAATTAGGCAACAAATACCAGATTAATGAAGTGTCTTTAGTAGAGGCTTTTGAGAAATTTAGTGCTTCAGAAATTAAAGCACTCCGCATCAATAACCGATGCGCTTCGATTAGTGAAGCGCTTCAGTTAGTGGTGCAGTCCGCTTCAGTTAGTAGTGCGGAAGGTGCTTCGACTAGTGGTGCATCAATAGAGTTTCTTTTTATAGATTCTTTTAGAAATATATTTATTAACTCGCTTCGCTCAAACAAACCACTTGAAGCTCATTTTTATGTTTATCAAGAAACTCAAAAACAGATCATTCTTGAACAACAAAAACTAGAAGCTGAAGAGAAAGCAAAAGCTGAAAAAGAACGCAAAGACAAAGTACGCAAGTTAAGTTTTGATGAAGTTATCAAACTTACTAAAAACACTTTTGCAAACCTTTGTGATCTTGAACTTTGGGAACAGTACGTAGCTAACCGTTCTCAACAAGCTAAAACCAAATTAACTAAGAATGCTCTCAACGCAATCTACAAAGATTTCATTGAATGGGGTTATGAAGGCTCTAACCAGTCTTTGAAAACCTCAATCACTGGCAATTATCAAGGTCTATTCGCCCCAAAACAACAAACGCATGGGTTCGCTAATCACAGCCAAGCTGCAACTCGCATGTCTGAAATTCAAGAGTTAATCGCAAAAGAGGAGGCAGGCAATGAACAGTATGGTTTCTAACAATCAAAATGCAGTAGCACATATCAATTCAGCAAAAGTTGTTGGAATCTTCAAAGCGATTGCACCTCGCTCATTTGAGAAAACTTTTGAAGGAATTGCAACAGAGCAAATCAATCATGCAATGAAGATCTGTCTTGATGGCCTTACTCATGAGCAAGTGAACAAAGGCTTATCAATGGTCCGTGATAACGGCTACTGTCCAGATCCTGCAATGTTTCGCAAATGGTGCTTAGGGATTGAGGGCTTTGGATCTGAGCAACAAAGAGCGATTGACTCATACAAGGGTAAGAACGCAGCACTAGCAAACATTCTTAGATGGCGTGCAGATCAATCAGCACCAATCACAAACGCTGAAAAAGAAGCATATGACCGTTGTTATGAGATGTTTAATGCAATTGAGTGGGCTTACAACTCTGATAAAGCTGCATATTTAGCATATGACGCATTTAAAGAAAATTATGTGGAAGTGGTTAAAGAACTAGTCGCAAAAGGAGAACAGCAAGGCATCTGGACAGCACCAAAAGCAATTAGCTCCAAAGTTAAACGAATGGTTAGTTATGCCCAAGATTACCTAAACAGCAAAGATGGCGTGCATGCATATTTTGCAAGTGCAGCAGGAATCGCTAAAGAACAATTCTTCTCGATTACTAGAGCAGAAGTCAAAGAGCATCAGGATAGAAACAATATTTTTGCATATGACAAAGCTTTGTACGAGTTGATATCTCAGAAGCTTAATTCTCTTGTCTGGGAAGAAGAAGAGAGAGGTGCAGCGTGAAAGCAATAAAACGAGTTAAAGCATTCCAAAACATTTTTGACATTTTGTTGTTTGCTACACATGCAACTCAACCTTTCACGATGAAGGATTTGCATGACTATGTGCTAGATGCGCCCAACAACACTATCCAGTGCTATGTGCAGGAATTAATTAAAAGCGGCTACTTGGAAAAGGACTCATACGCAACGTACAAGGCAACTCAGTTTGCAAAGGACTTGCTGAATGTTAAAGGGGAGCTGAAAGCATGATCGAATTTGTAGATTACACCTCAATGATGAAGCTGCGTAGAGCGTACAACCTCGGTACTCGTAATGAAGAAACAAGAGCAGCAGCGAACCTCTATGAGAAATTAAGAAAACTGAAAATGCTAGACCAGCTCAAACAGGAAGCCATGACTAAACGTGACAAGGAGCGCAGCCAATGAAACCAGAACAGTTTATTCGTGACTTCGGCGAAAAGAAGGCGAGAGAGGTTGTTGATGGGGCGCCTAGCAATGCTGAGAGCTTCCAAGATGGCTACTACTTCAGAACAAAACCACAGTTTGAATTTCACAATGGCATTCATGAGGCTTGGAACTTAACTGATAACGATGGCGAGTACTTCAAGAAGCGTGGCTTTGAACCAGTAAAAATCAATGACCTGAAAATGATATTGGAAAGCCTCCGCATCGTGGACCAGTTTGGTGGAATAGAAAAAGCAAAGCTAGTTGCGGAAACTAAAGACGGGATGGGTTATTTGAAGGGATGCATCAAAGACCACGAATCAATATACGGAGGCGGTGAATCTCATGCCAACTAGATATAACACAGGCGAGTATAGCTACGATCTTGAATATCACTATGGAGATATGTCAGCAAGCATGGAGATGCTTAGAGCACGTTTAATTGAATTGTTGACTCCTCATCTGTCTGGCCGTTATGTGAAATGGAGAGAAGCATATTTCAAATGGTTTACAAAGTGCGGCGGGGATTCGGG